AGCGGACGGCAGGGCGGCGGATGACGCTTCAAATCCTCCCCCCTTATCTAACAGGGGGGGTACAGAAACCGAAGACGCGTCGGTCTTTCAGGAAGCCTTCGAGTGTTACGAAACCTACATCTTGGACGGCAAGGGAAACCTTTTAGGCGTTCCGCTCCGTCGCGGTGTTTCCGATTCCTCCTTCATCGACCAAATCACATTTTCCATTCATGAAGACACGTTCTTACATATGTACGGAATTTCAATCGATTTGTTCGACGACGAAGATTTCATCCGTGCCGCCTCCTCCAAAGCAGAAGAAATATTTGGTTTCGGCATTATTGAAAAAGCCAAGCATACGGGCGGTCGTTTTTACGATTCCTGCTGGATTATGGGTTCGGACAACGCCCAATACGGACGCGTCCATTTTGGTGGGCAGAACAATACTATGCTGTTTGAAATTACCGGTGTTGGCTGCACAGCCGCAAAAGAAGGTTGGGAATCCCGTCTTTATTCATTCCTGACAAACGCAATCCGCCCGAAAATCACGCGTGTGGACATCGCCAAAGACTTTTTCAACGGCGAATACAGCCCGAATCAAGCCCGTGAAGACCGTAATAAAGGTCTGTTTACCTGTCATCACGTCAAACCCAAAGGCGAATGCATCGGCTCCGACTGGGAAGAGGACGACGAAGCCAAAATGACCAAGGGCAAGACTTACGGTATCGGCTCGCGCGAATCCTCAAAATACGTCCGCGTTTATGAAAAAGGTAAACAATTAGGCGACAAATCAAGCAATTGGACACGTTTTGAAATCGAGTTCAAATCAAAAGACATCATCATTCCGTTCGAGGTTTTACAGAACCCGGGCGAATATTTCGGCGGCGCATATCCGATTTGCGAACGCTTTTCAAAACAGGCGCAACGGATTGAGGCAGTTAAAAACACGCTGGAAATCACCTTTGAACGTTACGTCGCATGGATGAAAGACCAGATGGGACGCGGCATGAACGCGCTCAAATCCATGTTCCCGCAAAAGTCCAAGCAAGATTTGTGGGAAATGATTGAGCCTGAACACGACCTTTTGCCCAAGCGGTTGAGTTTGGAAGCCTACGACTGCCGTGAACTCAAAGTAACGCCCGTTCACGATATGCCGTTCGTCCCCAAAATTGACGAATACGGCATGTACTTTGAGCGTTTCATGCAAAGACAGCAGCGCGCCCACCTGCTCCGCTCCCAAGTTGAAGACGAAGCATATAACGGCATGATGTACGACAAACACGCCAAATTACCCCTTTCATGGGCTTAAAGCGTCTGCCCGCAAAGACGTTTAATCACAAAAGGAAACCAAAAAATGAACATCCAACTTCAAGGCCATATCGTCGGCGTTAAAAAATTCAACGGACAAATCGAAGGCAAGAACTTCGACTATTGCCGCCTGATTGTCGCTACGCCTTTAGACAGCTCCCAAGGCAACGCATTAGGTAGCTCTACCACTGAATACGATTTTGGCGGCTCTGCCAATTTCGAGCAGTTCCGAAACGCCCAATTTCCGATCGAAGCAAACCTCAATGTAGAAATTGTTACTACGGGCAAAACCCAAAAACTGAAAGTCATTGGTTTTCAACCCAAGAAAGGCTGATTGAATGCAGAAAGTCTATGTTGTCCAGTCCGTATCAACAGGGGACTTTCTGTACCTTTCCCCTGAAACGGGTGACATCGGACATACCAAATTAATCACCAATGCCGATTATTTCTACGACTTCGAAGAAGCGGTTAACGCAGGTTTGGAAGAAATCGGCAACCAATACGAATTTGTCGTATTCGGATTTTTGAAAGACTGATTTTCAGCGTTCGGCGGTCGCTGGAAAAAACATCATCATTACCGCCAAACACTTTTTAAAGGAAAACATCATGAACGTTATGCGATTCTGCCGTAAAAACGGCGCAAAACTGGCTGTCGTTGCTGCCGCTCCTCTGGCTTTGGCTGGTCAAGCATGGGCTGAAGTACCTGAAAGCGTCAAAACCGACTTGGCTACTGCTAAAACCGATGCTCTGTCAGTTGCGGCAATCGTACTGGGTATTATCGCTTCCATCTTCGCAATCACTTTGATTCGTCGAGTATTGCGCTAATCCAGTTTCAGACGACCCGTCAAAGGTCGTCTGAATTTTAAAGGGGCATAGAAATGTCGATTATAGAAACTTTATCGAAAGAGTTCGGATACAGCATTGCCGATATAAAAGAAATCGGCGGCTATGTCTTGTCGGCATATGGCGGACTTTTAGGCATCGCCCTGATACGTTCGTTTATCGACGGCAGAAAGGCAAAAGCAGCGGCTGAACGCAAAGAACGTCGTGAAGAAATTCGGGAACGGCTGGATGAAATCCGATTAAGACTTGCCGAAATCCGACTGGAAAAAGCCGAAGCTGAAATTAAAGCACATGAAGCCGAAGAGTCGTCCGATGAACATGAAGAGTGTGAAGACAGACGCCGAACGCAGGAAGAAGCATTAGCCGTTTATGAAGAACTCGTAGCAGAAGAGCAGGAACTTGAAGCACAGGAACAAGAGTTCGAAACGATTGCAAACGGTATAGGCGAAGATGAAGACGACGACGGCGTTTATATCTATAAGGATTGCTGATGGGCTATCAAGTCGGAAACAACTGTTACGCAACCCGCCAGGACGCCGAAAACGTCTATTTCAGCCTAGTACCTCCAAGGATTGGCGAAGACGGCAAGTTGATACAGCTTCAGGCGTCTAAGCTCGGTTGGATACTTAACGGTCAGGTCGTCAAAGCCGAATTGCCCGAATGCAACCCGATAGACAGCATGAGGGACGGTTCATATATAGGCTGGTCTGTGGTCGCCGTTATGGCTGCCGTGTGGGGGATGAAGCTGTTATGGCAGAAATTGAGGTAGTCGCATGATGGACTTTTATTTCTATCTCGGCGTATTTGTTCCGGTCATGGTGGGCTGGATGATTTTTAAATGACGAGGCGATATAATCCCGACTTTCCGCAATCGTTACGAAAGTTAGGATTATGTTTTACATTTCAGAAGAAGAATTGAGATTCAAAAAAGACACGAATCCAGATTTTACAAATGAAAAATTATGTCATGTGTTTATCACTGAATTATTCAATTTGAAAAATTTGTATCCGTTTCATAATTTTATTGAGATTGCCAAAAACGCAATGCAATATTATTTGAACAGAACTTACTTAAATGAAGTAATTGTATTTTTTGAAGACCATTCAATTCTGAAGGTGGATTTCACAGAAGACGGATTCGGATGGTCTGAACATTATGATGAGGATATTACAACGGCTGTTTATTACGGTCGTTATACTTTTAGGTTGTAATTTTGCTTTTGCAGAAGCTGAAATTGTGGTTGAAACAAATGGACGAATGAGGGTTGTTGCGGGCGAGTACAATAGAAATGGTATTCGCCCTTGGAAGTATATAAGTGGTAAAGGACCGATGTTTTATCATGAGTATTCGCCACATTTTGATAAAAGCCTAGCTGTACGCCATGCAGCTTCGGGAGCAGTTTCAAAATCAAAAGTACCAGTTCAGGTGTTGAATACGGTTTCCCGTCAAAGCGTCCTTTCAGGCGCATTTGGTCTGGTAAAAAGAGGCGCGGCATTAGGAACACGTTTAAGTGGTTGGGGTACAGCCGCATATTTAGCCTACGAAGCCTATCAAGCAGTAAAAGGAGACCTCGAAAGCCAAGGCTACCATTACGACGCAAGCAAAGAAGAATTTTACAAGGACTGGGCGGCAAGAAATTGTATTTGGGAAAGAGATGATAATGATAGAGTATATGATGTTGATTGTTACGGTGTCGACTCGTCAATAACTAGACATCAGTCAACAGACGATCCAAAAAAGCAAGAAGAAATCAAATTCCTTATGGAAGCCCAAATGGAAAGGATTGCCCGTCCGTATTGGAAACAAAAACAAAAAAGATTGGCAGAGGGTAATAGCGTTTTAGATTGGAACAAGTATATTTTTGATAAGTGCTTTTTTACTTGGAACGGTGGAAGTTGTGATGTTTCAAGGGGCGCTGACAAAAGAAGCGTTATTTTTTTTAGTCTAAAGATGAATCAAAGAGAGCTTCTAACCCCGCAAAAATTTTTAGAAATCGCAACGCCATCTATTGACCGAAATCCAACCCCATTTGTCGAAGGAACAGGCAGACCCGGTTACAGCGAAGGCGTACAAGTCTCCCCCACGGTAGTTACCCTAGGTCCGGTAACAGGTTCTGACGGACGACCAATCCAAATCCAAATAACTTTCGGAAAAGACAGCAATGGCAAAACCACGGCAACCGTCACCACAACCCCGCGCCCTGACCTTACACCGGGCAGCCCCGCCGCTCCCAAAACCAACCCAAACCCTACATCGGGAAGCGGTAAACCAGGAGCAGACGGTAAACCAGGAGAAGACGGTAAACCAGGGGCAGACGGTAAACCAGGCGAAGACG